CAATTTGTGGGCAACAGTAATAACCGTTTGCGCCTGACCGCGCGCTTTACCTTGCGTAGTCAACCACCAACCGACAAGCGACGCAATCGCAACCGTTTTACCGTTCTGTCGAGCAACAGACACAAGGCCAACACGGTGTAAGTAATCGCCGTTGCTATCCATAGACGTTAAACCATGCAAAATGTTTAGCTGCCAAGGCATTAGGTCCACGCCTAGTACCTCTTTCGCAAAATCCCCAATTTCATTTACAGCCGATTTTTGACCACTCGCCGTGGTCGTAACCAATCGCGGCATATCGTGGCCAGTTCGCGCCAGTTCCGCCAAATCCTTATGAAATATAGGGTTAATATCTTGCGGGGGCAGGAGTGGGTCCGTCAAAAAAACGCTGTTAGTGGTTGCGTCTTTTTTCCTTGCTGGTGTTGGGTTTGCGGTGCGTTCGCGTTGTAGGTGTACGCCGAATTGTTGGCCGCGTCTACTGTTGCAGGGCTTGCAACTAGGTACCAGGTTGTCGAGCGCGTGTGAACCACCACGTAATGGTTCTAGTAGGTGGTCTGCGGCTGTTGCTTCGCGTTGTCCGCACCAATAACATAGGGGGTTATCGGCTAATAATCGTTTACGGTTGGCTAGGTATTCGCTGTTGCCGTTGTGTGCTGCCATGTTTAACGCACTTTACCTATGTTATGTAATGCTTTTATGTTTGTTTCACCTAAGCCAGCTAGTAAGCAGGCAAGGAATATAGAGCCGCCTCCACCTTTAGGGTCGTTAAATTTTAGGTTCCAGGGCAGTCTTACTATTGCTGCTTCGCTATCCCACAATTTATCGAACCATGCAGATTTTGAAAATGGTAGAAGTGCTATTCCGTTTGCGTGGTCTAACCATTTAGCAACCCACATACCTGGGTTAGAAAATGGCGGGTTCATAAATACCGTACCTGTCCACGGTTGAATTAGTCCGTCGTCTAGTTGGGTAAAGTATTTTTTGCATGGTGTAAAGGGTGGGCCGTTTGGTGGGCTTGCTACGTCGATATCAAAAGTTATTTTTAGTTCCGAAAATATCCAGCTCGGGGTGTAGTAGTCGTTGCTGGTTAGTTCGGTTTGTGCAATTCCGAAAAGGCTTAACTGTGGCCCAAATTCTGAACCATTGGCTACCGCGCCCGCAGGCGGGCTTGCTATCGGTTCGTTGTGGTGTAGTTCCATGTCGGGCTAGTCCTTTGTTGTCGGTTTGTTATCGATATGTTTGTGCGTGTTCTTAAAGCCTAATGCGGTAATGCTCTACCCTTCGGGCTGCCTCAATCCGAATACCTTTGCATTACGCCTGGTTATGTTTACAGGCCGCCCCAACGCTTGGCGTTATTGCTTTCGTGTATCAGTTTTAACGCGCGTTGGTCTAACCACGTTCCCGTGGATTAACCCCGCGCCATGCGAACGGCGTACAGTCTTGTGTCTTGCGAGTTGTTCGGTCTATTACTTATCGGTGCGCGACAATAGCACGGCACATAGCACCATTAACGCAATTGCTAACCACGCTGTACGTGTCACGGAAACGCCCTTCGTAGGGCTTCGAGCGCTAAATACAATTCGTCTTGTGATGTTTCCAACGCTCTTGTAGTTTCGTCTAATAGCCGTTTCACTTCGTCTAGTTGGTGGTTTGCCCAGTCACGCTCGCGCGCTATTGCTGTCATGTGGTCGTGTAATCTGTCGTATTCGTCGCCTGGGTTCCTCATGATTTCCAAGCCTCGATTACTTTAGACGCTTGGCCCATTGTCAAGGTTTCTATTACCACGTCGTCGGCGTCAAGTAATAGCTGTATTGCTTCAAGCGTTGCCAGGTCGTCTAACCCTTTACCTTTTGCTAGCGCTTTAATCATGTATAACTGTTTACTACTGGCGTGTACGCCGCCTTCCTTAGGTGTACGCATAGGCGTTATGGTGGCTTCGTGGCCGTCTAAACGGGCTTCAACCTCGTTACGGCTGGCAATCGACTTAGAAACGCCGCAACCCATATAACCCAATGCGCGCCCTAAAGCCGATGTCATACCTACCATGTATTCGCTGCGCTTCGTGTAAGGCGTGTTGCCTGGAAACGGTTCGGCAGCCGACGCTATAACCGGTATTGGGTCTGCCATGTCGCGCCACACGGTTACGGTGCAACGAATAAACGTCGAGCCGTCGGGCATTGTTATTACTTGGTTATCGGTTTCTTGTATGCGTAAATCGGGCCAGCGCTTGAGTGCTTCCGCTAGGCGTGTTGGTACGTCTACGTAGTTGTCCAAGTTAAATGCCATTGGATACCACCACGTCGCAATTTTGTACGCTTAGCACTTGCATTACTTTTGCATATTCTTTCGCGCCGTAGTAACCAGTAGGTTTTTGTTCGGCGCAAGCCATAAGCACATTTTGTAACCACTCGCCAGCGTTCAATTGGTCCGCTTCGTAATCGTGCATAGCAACCAGCAACGTAACTTTTTGTAGTTGGGTATCGGGTGTTTCTACTTTTTCGCTCATGTCGGGTATCTTTCCATTAGTCGGGTTTACTTACTTATATGTACCGTAGCACAAGGTAGTTACACGGTTGGCAAATCCTCGATAGGTTCTAGCCGGTCCGTTGTAATCCAATAGGCGCCGCCGCTTGTGTCCGCGTTGTTTTGTAGCCAATGGGTTTTAGTGGGTATTTGGTGGCCCCATGTCCAGCCCCTAATTTTGTAGTGGCAGTCAAACAGCTGAACTAACACAAACGGGCTGGCCTTGAAAGTGGTTGCCTGGTTGCGGGGCACTATTAGGTTTATTTCGTCGTTAGCGCAACGTGTCGATTTAATTTGATATACGCCTACATCACCTACAGCCCAGGCTTGTTGTTCTAGCGGTATGCCAAAATGGTCTGCAAACACTATTTCGCCTAGCGCGCCGTCAATATATTTTTGTAGCCCAGGTGCAAATTGTTTACGTGCGCCGCTGGGGTGTGCGCCCTCGCCATAACTGTTGTAGTTAGTTGTGCCGTAACTTATTGCGTCGGCTAATTGCTGTTCGGTGTATAGCCGTTCGTATGTTTCTTGCATGGTGTCGGGTCCTTTAACGGTTTGCGTTTGGTACAGGCTTTTAAATCTTTATGGCTGTATAACTTTTTGGTTGGGTTTGTTTTGTGGGGTGTTTCTTTTAATGTTTGCCCGCACAAGTCGCAAATCATATACCAATGATTACGGCCATGGCGGCAGTGATGACAGCTGCACTAAATCGGTGTTCGTCGCTACCTGATTGCAAATACTTTTCTTTTAGTATTGCTAATTCGTCTAGCAATATCGAGTGGTCAACGGGCTTAGGTGCTGGTATAAAATTTGGTCTAAATACTTCGTCTACAAAATTTTTAAATGTTTCGGCGTACTTTTCTGTATACATCTGTCGGGTGCTTTCTGTTAGGCCTGGGTCGGGTATTGGGTATTCGGTCATAGGTTAGGCAAGCGCCACGGACCGTACCCCGAATTATGCCATATGGCTAGTGCAGACTTTGTGTTAATGACGGGGTCGAATAGTTGTTCGCACGTTTCTAGTATCCCTTGGGCTTGTAACCAGCCTGTAGGCCAGTATGCGTTAGGGCGGCACCAATAGCCATTTATTTGGTAGTAGCCATAGCTGCCGCCTGCCGTGTCCTTGGGATTAAATGCGTCAGCTTGGCAATGGCTTTCGCGGTAGATAATGCGCGCAACGGTGCCCATTTCCTCAAGCGGCCAACCCACCTGGGTAGCAACTTGTAGCGCATATTGGCAATCTGTTAACGGTGCAAGCGTTGTAGTTGTTGTTGTAGGTAAAGGCGCCAAACTGACCGTAACGGGGGGCGTTACAGGCAGGGCGCTAGGCGCGTTGTGAGCCTCGTAGGCGAACGCTAACCCTGTCATGCTTATAGTGACAGCCGTAAAGATTTTGGCTATTAGAAAGTTCATGCAATACCCCTTTTTTCGTCGGTCCTAAAACCGTAGTAGGCGCTTAGGCGCTAGGTGGTGATACTGGCTGCAAACCTTGTAGGTATTGGGTTACAGGTTCGGGGATTTTGTCGCCAGGGTAATAAAACCAATGCCAAGGTTCGGCGGGCATGACTTCGAGCGACCAACCAAACGCTGGGCCGTGTTCGCACATCCACGCCCACGTTTCGCCTTCCATGTTTGCGTAGTCAACTGCCAAACCTAAGTTGTGTCGACTACTACCAGGTGCAGCTAGTGGTGCGTTGCCTGGGCGTAGGTAATACTTTTTGTTTTGCCAAGTACGTGTAGTTGCGCCCTCGATAGGTTGCAACGTGTAACGCTGTAAAAATCCTGCGGTTTGTTGCGCTAGTGACCTGTACGTATCGCCTTGCGAAACGGGTTTAAATTGTTTGATACCTGCAGCGAACGCGGCGGCCCGTAATGCGTTGTAAGCGTTGGCGGCGCGTGGGTGCAACTTGCCAAACGGCTTAATTTCCACGAGCATATTGGCGGGCAATTCGCCTGGGGTGACATGGCCCAACGTGGCAGGTAATACCAGTTTTTGTATTGCAGGTACTACAACTGGTTTTACTGCAGGTTTTGCTACAGCTTTACGGGGCTGGGGTGCCATTAGTTGTTTCTGCTGGTTTGCGCTTTAAGCCGTTAGCTGCTACTAGGCCGCTTAGTGTGCCTGTCATAAAAACTGTAAGGGTTGATAGCAAGTCGATAAATTGCGCGTCGTTTGGTGACTGTTCCAACGGCTGGGTAACAAACAAAAGCCCGTACACAAAACCTATAACGGTTAATGCAAACGTCACGGCAATAGTGCAACCGACGAACACAATCATACGCGCGTGTAGGTGTTCTATTTCTGCTCGTTGCTTATCCATTAGTTACCCTTTCGCATTGGACCATTGTATTACAGCGTGTCATTGGGCCGCTTTTAGGGGCGTTTTTGCGTGTTGTTTCGCAAGCGGTTAAGACAAATGCGAGCATGACGCTAGCCAACAGTAAGCGCGGCTTTGTCATTTGGCTTGGGTAGTTCGGCAATTTCTTCGGGGGTCATATCCCTTAGTTTTTCTTCGCCTGTTTCTATGTTGTGTATAAAGATTTTAGGCTTGTCCATTTTTAAGCTTTCCTGTATCCAAATAAAGTCATAGTTCCCGCAATATTTGTTCCGCCAGCCGTAGTGAACTCAAAGCCGTCGATTTGTGTTGTTGCTATGTTTCGCCCACCGATTATATTTAATCCTGCATCGGAAATTGATATTCCCCCAACGCCAGTTTGCATATTGTAAGAAGTATAAGAAACGGTTTGAGGGGCAAAAATATCTAAAGAAAAAGTTGTGGCATAAGTTGGATAGACCGCTCCAAGTAGACCGAATTGGTCTGAACGATTTGTTGCTGCAACCGTTGCACCGCCTGCAGTGCTAGCGCCAAAACTTACGCTTAGTATGTTGCCTGTTTGAGCGGTTGCGCCAACAAGCCAACGCAAATAACAAGCATTAGCGGCGGCGCCTGTAATAGAAACTAACGCCCGATAATTGGTGTAGGTGCTGCTAAAAGCACTCTGAAATTGTGCGGAAGTAGCACCGCTAAAAGTTGTTGTGCTGATATAAACCAAACCCGAATTAGCCAAATACGTGTTTGTGTCGGCTGCGGTTAATACTTCGCCTGATGTAAACGTTTTGATTGCCATTTTTCCTACTTTATCCTAGAACGGGTTGTGGGTCTTGTATGCCTAATTTACCGTAAATTGCGTTATCCAAAATGAACTGGTACACAATGACCGTAGCCGCCGTATAAAACGTAACCCTATGGCCGTTGTTGACGTTTACCGATATTTCTATTCCCTCTACCGATAGTTCCTGGGCTACCTGACCGCCTGTAATTGTGTTGGTAATCGTAATGGTGTCGCCAATGTCGACTAACGCCAAGGTTTCGCGTTGCGCTGTTGTAAGCATTAAATAATCGGTTTGCACGGCGTTAAACGTTGCTTCGGGTTCGCCCACTAACAGGTAATTAGCCAGGTCAAGTGCTGCCGCGTCATTGTGTAAAAGGCTGTTAGTAATGCTTGTGTTTTGAATTAGGTACTTAGCTTGGCTTA